TACAGGTTACGAACCAAATATAGAAGGTGCTATAGCTGTCCTTAGAGACTTAATGATAGCAAATAGTTTTACGATGACTCGTCAACCATATGAGCCTAATTATAGAGGTTTAGTTGATGCTGTTATAGATTTAAAAGAGGGATTTCCTAGTTTCGCTCCATTACAAGTTGGCTTTGATGCTACAGCATTTGAAGATGTTAGTGAAAATGATGCTTTATATATGAGAACTAGTGATGGGCAAGTAGGTAAAGCTAGTGCATCAAATGGACTACAAGAAAATGCTCAAGTAGTTGGTTTTGCGAATGCAGATGCAAGTGCTTCCGCAACGGTAAAAGTTATTGTGATTGGATTAAAAACTATGAGTGGTTTAGATGCAGGTGATTTGTATTTTTTATCCCCATCTACAGCTGGAGCAATAACATTAACTCCACCATCCAGTGCTGGTCAGGCTGTTGTAAGAGTTGGAGAAGCATCTACAACAACACAGTTTGCTATTCGAATTGAACCACCTATTAAATTAAGCTGATGTCAAGTGTAGAAAATTACATACCTTATCAACCGAATGCTCAAGGTCTAACAGAGGCTTTGATTGATCTAAAATCTACAATGCCTAGTCAGACAGTATTTAAGGTTACTGGCTACGAAACTACTTGTTTTGAAAATGTTAATCAAGGTGATGCATTATATTCAAGAGCTAGTGATGGACAAGTAGGCAAAGCAATTGCAAATGATACTTTTGATAAAGCTTGTGTAGCAGGAGTTGCAGAGACAACTAAAACTGCTGGGCAGTCAGTCAAAGTTATTGTTGCTGGAATAGTTGCAACTTCAGGTTTAAATACAGGTGATCAATATTTTTTATCAGCAGCATCTGCAGGTGCAATTGTTGAAACACCTCCATCAAGTGCTGGACAATATGTAACTAGGATAGGAGAAGCTGGAAGCACTGGTCAATTCATAGTAAATGCAGAGCGACCAATACTTTTAAGCTGACAGTTTAGTGGATTTAAAATAAATACAAGTAAGTTCTTTCGATCAAGAACTTGATTGTAATAAGTAATGGCAACAAGAAAGGCATTAGTACTTGTTTCTGGTCTTTTTCAGGAGTTGAATTCTTCTTCTGATAAATTAGATTTTGCTGGCAATAGTACTTCTGATTTAAGTGAAGGCACAAATCAATATTTTACAAACACAAGAGCTAGAGGTTCAATTAGTGTTGCTGCTGGAAATGGTTTAACTTATAACTCATCAACTGGAGTTCTTGGAACCAGTGCAATACCTAATTCTCAGTTAGCAAATGATGATGTAACTATTGGAAGTACTGCGGTTGCACTTGGAGCTACAGCATCGACGATTGTTGGATTAACTTCTTTAGCCTCAACTACATTAATTTCTGGAGTTGCTGATGCTGCAAATGCAATAACAATTGCTAGTGGGCAGATAGTTTTTGAAGGTTCGACAGCTAATGATTTTGAAACTACTTTAGTTGTTACTGACCCGACTGCAGATCGCACTATAACTTTTCCTGACAATGGAGGAACTGTTGCTTTAACAAGTGACATTGTTTATCCAGTAACTCTAAATAATTCTGTAACTCTTACAAATAAAACTCTTGCTCTTGGATCTAATACAATATCTGGAACCTTAGCTCAGTTCAATACTGCTGTTACTGATGCAACATTAGTTTCTACAACAGGATCTGAAACTTTAACAAATAAATCTGTAAATTTAGCGAATAATACTTTAACTGGAACCTTTGCTCAATTTAATACTGCTGTTTCAAATGCCACATTAGTTTCTACTACAGGAACAGAAACTTTAACAAATAAAAGTCTTACTGCTCCAACTCTTACAGGATCTTCTAGTTCAGCAGGAAGCATTATTTTTAAAGAAGATACTGATAATGGAACAAATTCTGCAACACTAAAAGGACCTGCATCGACTGCTGATGTAACTATAACTCTCCCAGCTGAGACAGGGACAGTTCTCACCACAGCATCTTCAATTGCTAATAGTAATCTTGCTAACAGCTCATTAACTATTGGTAGTACTGGAATTGCTCTTGGCGGAAGTGCAACAACTTTTACTGGATTAGCATCAATAACTTCTACTGCAGTTGTTACAAATGACAGCGGATTTAGAATTAGAAATAATTCAGATAATACGAAAATTGGAGCTTTTAGTTCTGCCTCTATTACAGCTGGTCAAACACGCACATTAACATTTCCTGATGCAGATGGAACTATAGCAACTCAAGCCTATGTAAATTCTCAAATTACTGCTGAAGATTTAGATATAACGACTGATGATGGCAATTCTATTGCTATTGATCTTGATTCAGAAACTTTAACTCTTGCTGGTGGAACTGGTATAGCTTCTACCTCAACAGGGAATACAGTTACCTTTGCAATAGATGCAACAGTCGCAACTCTTACTGGAACTCAGACTTTAACCAATAAAAGTTTGACTGCACCAGTGTTAACAGGATCTTCTGCTTCAGCTGGAAGTATTGTTTTTAAAGAGGATACAGACAACGGAACTAATTCAGCAACTCTTAAAGGACCAGCTGCAACAGCTGATGTAACTCTTACCTTACCAGCTTCGGATGGCACGGTAAGCACTGAAAGTTTTGCTACCGCAATAGCAGTGGCTTTAGGATAGTATTATGGCAACCCAAGTTCAATTTAGAAGAGGAACAACAGCAGAGCACTCAGGATTTAAAGGTGCTGATGGTGAAGTCACAGTAGATACCTCGTTAAAAACTGTTGTAGTTCATGATGCAATATCTAATGGAGGATTTCCATTATTAAGACAAGATGGATCTAATTCTGCTTTAGCACTTGGATCTGTTACTAATTGCAGTTTAAAATTTCAAGGAGATCCAAACACAGGATTAATTAGTCCTTCTGCTGACAGTATATCTTTGGTAACTGGAGGAGTTAGCCGTCTTACAATAGATTCTAATGGATCAGTCTCAATACCAGGAAACTTAACCGTAACAGGTGCGTTGACTGTAAATGGAGCATTTGATTCTACTGACCAACTTGCATTAATAATAGCTCTAGGCTGATATGGCAAATACCTTCAAAAGTGACACAAAAACAAACGTCGTAACAGATGCTGTTAGTAGTACTAATACGAATGTTGTAACATGTGGAGGAAGTGCAACTATTGTTCTTCTCAGTGTCCTTGTTTCAAATACAACAGGAGCCAGTGCTCAAGTTGATGTGTTTCTTGTTACCGCTGGTGATGACGTTCACCTTATAAGAAATGCTCCAGTTCCAGCAGGAAGTTCCTTGGAACTTATAAGTGGATCAAAAGTAATCATGGAGGCTAATGATATTTTAAGAGTGAGGGCTGGTACAGCAAGTGCTTTAGATGTAACTGTAAGTTATCTAGAACAAACTTAAGGAGGTATAACAAATGGCTCTAACAACAGTAAGTTCAGATAGGCTATCTACAAACGTAAAGACCTCTAACTTAGGAACAGAACTTAAAAAGAAAGTAGGACAGAATAAAAATATAATAATCAACGGAGCTATGCAAGTGGCTCAACGTGGTACGTCATCTACAACAAGTGGTTATGGAAGTGTTGATAGATGGCAAGGGCAACACGCTAATACTGGTGTTACTGTGACACATTCACAGCAAACTTTATCTTCTAGTGATACTCCTTATCAAAGCGGATTTGGAAAGTTTTTTAGATTAGCTTTATCTGGTGCTGGTACTGCGAATGCAAACGCATATTTAGAGATGCAATATAGGACAGAATCTCAAGATATGCTGAATAGTGGTTGGAATTACAAATCAAGCTCTAGTTTTATTACTATGTCATTTTGGTTTAGATGTAGCACTAATCAAACATTTCTTGCACGAGTTTTTAATCATGATTCACTTCGTGGTTATGATTTTAGTTTTACGGCTTCTGGAAATAATGCTTGGACAAAAATTACTAAAACAATTCCTGGAAATTCTAATCTTGTATTTAATGATGATACTGGAATAGGATTAAGGATTCATATTACACCTTTTTATGGTACAGATTATACAAATAATTTAGCACTTGACCAATGGATTACTGGGGATCCCAATAACCAATTTCCTGATATGGCATCTACATGGCTAACTGCTGGAGCTTCAACTTTTGACATTACAGGAGTTCAATTAGAAGTAGGCAGCGTGGCAACAGATTTTGAGCATTTAAGTTTTGGAGAAGATCTCCACAAATGTCAAAGATATTACGCAAGATTCGGTGCAAATGCTGGAGGGGCAGGTTTGAACTTCTCTCAAGGTGAATTATATGGGCAAGGTCTGGTCGATAATGATGGAACTATTTGTGAAATTCAAATTCGTTTCCCACGAACTTTAAGAGCCGAACCTACTGCCGTGGAGCAGTTCGGCAGCGCTGATAGATACCAAGTAAGAAGAGACACAACCTTGACTTGTACAAGTGTTCCTACTTTTAATAGTGCTACTGTTTATAGTGCGAGTATTGGTTTCCATAAAAGTAGTCATGGGTGGTCAACAGGTCAAGTTGCAAATGGCCTAAGTGCTGGCTCTGACAGTTTCTTGGGTTTTAGTGCTGAATTATAGGAGGTTTTATGAAGTACAAACTATTAAGAACTTACGAGCCAACAAATAAGAAAATCTATGCAAAAATAGAAGATGATGGTAAATCTTATTCTTCTTGTACTGAAGATAATCAAGATTTTGTAGATTGGGTTGCTGCAGGTAATACACCTGATGATGCTGATCCTGTAGATGGTTGGATTGCAATTAGGACTAAAAGAGATCAGATATTAAAAGATACAGACTGGACAATGACAACTGGTGCAACTGTTGATCAAGCTCAGTGGGCTGCATATAGACAAGTTATAAGAGATATTCCTCAAACTTATAAAGATAAAACTCCTGATGATGTTGTCTGGCCAACACAACCATCAACAAAAGGTCCTAATTCCTAAAAATTAGTCTCTGTAAAATAGAAGAAGCATATAAAAGAT